TTATAATGGTAGCGTTTGGGGCGGTATTGGCGGCGCGCAAGCTGGCGGTGCGATCATTACAAACAACCAGACTGCAACGGTAAATTACACAATTACTTCAACACAAAATGGTTTTTCAGTAGGGCCGGTTACAGTAGCTAACGGCGTTGTTATTACGATATCAGCGGGCTCTCGCTGGGCAATTATTTAAGGAAAACTTATGGCATCTTCAATCAATGCTTCAACTTCTGGTCCCGGTGGAGTCATTACCACTGCGGATAACAGTGGTATTTTAAACCTGCAATCTGGTGGTACAACAGTAGCTACTGTTAACTCAGCTGGCATGACCACAGTTGGTACAGTAAATGTACCTAACACATTTGGTTTTAAGAACCGCATCATTAATGGTGCGATGGTTATTAATCAACGTGGTTTTAATGGTGCTGGCGGCACAAACGGAACTTATACGCTTGACCGTTGGGGTGTGCAAAATAACTCAGGTTCATCACGGTATACAGTTTCTCAAAACGCTGGCTCAGTAACACCACCAGTTGGATACACAAACTATTTGGGCATTACTTCTTCCGGTGCTTACTCATTAGCTTCAACAGATGTTATTGGTATTTACCAGCAAATTGAAGGATACAATGCCGCAGATTTAGGATGGGGAACTGCAAACGCTAAAACAGTTACTCTATCATTTTGGGTGCGTTCTTCTTTAACAGGTACATTTACAGCCGCTTTATTAGAAGGAAACACAGGCTCAGTAAGTTATCCTGCTACATATAATATTGCAACAGCAAATACTTGGCAATATGTCACAATTACTGTTCCGGGCCCAACTTCTGGCTCTTTCCAAACTGGTAACCTTTCAGCAATTCAAGTTTTATTTAATTTAGGTACCGGTTCAACATTCTTAGGTACGCCAAATACTTGGCTTACTGGTTCTTATTACGCTGCTACGGGACAAACCAATTTAGTAGGAACAAACGGAGCAACCTTCTACATCACCGGCGTTCAACTCGAACTAGGCTCACAGGCAACATCATTCGACGTTCGTAGCATTGGTACTGAGTTAAATTTATGTTGCCGTTATTATCAAAACATGATAGGAATAATTGGTTCGGGATTTGCAGGATCAGCAATTTTTTCCAATCAAGAATTTCCTGTTCAAATGCGAGCCGCCCCAACAGCAGGTGTAACAGGCCCAATCAATTTTACAAGTGCGGGCATAGGCAACTTTATACAATCTAGTGCAAATATTAATGTGGTAGGAACTTTTAGTACTCATCAGGCATTTGTTTCATTTGGTAATTTTAGCGGTATTACAAGTTATGCTATTTACCTTATAAACGCAAATACAAACTATATGACATTAAGTGCGGAGTTATAAAATGACAATTACATATAAACTAAACAATGCGTGGGGCACAGAAACTCCTATTTCCGTCAACAAATTTAATGATAGTGTATTTGTTCATTCAATCCCATTCGACCCAGCCAATACCGACTATCAGCAATACCTTGCTTGGGTAGCTGCAGGCAACACACCAGAGGCTGCGGACGCAGCAACAGTAACCGCTGATACCCCAGCGACAGGAGCTTAACACATGGCATACGGAACAGTCTCAGCGGATATTATCCAATCTAGCGTCCCCGGCGTCTCTTTGGGAGCAGGCGATGCGACCATGATGAAGAACCGCATTATCAATGGTGCGATGGTTATTGACCAAAGAAATGCTGGTGCTAGTGTTGCAACTTCTAGCGGAACTTCTGTTTACACATTAGATAGATGGCAAGCAGGATATACTCAAACTTCTAAATATACAGTTCAGCAAAATGCTGGTTCTGTAACTCCACCAGTAGGATTTACTAATTATTTAGGAATTACTTCTTCTTCTGCGTATTCTATTGGAGCAGGAGATTATTTTTTTACAAAACAAGTAATAGAAGGTTTTAATATTGCTGATTTAGGATGGGGAACTGCCAATGCTAAAACCGTTACTTTATCATTCCAAGTTTATAGTTCATTAACAGGTACTTTTGGTGGTTCTTTATGGAACAATGCTGGAAATAGAAGTTATCCATTTACATATTCAATTCTATCCGCAAACACTTGGACACAAATCAGTGTAACAATTGCTGGCGATACTACAGGAACATGGCTAACAAATAATGGATATGGAATAAGTATAGCGTTTGGTCTTGGCGTAGGTTCAACATATAGTGGAACTGCTGGAGCATGGGCTGGTGCATTTTATATTGGTGCAACAGGAGCAACATCCGTAGTAGGAACAAACGGAGCAACCTTCTACATCACCGGCGTTCAACTCGAAGTTGGCAGCTCAGCAACTGGCTTTGAATATCGTAATTACGGTCAAGAGTTATACAATTGCCAACGTTATTACCAACAAATTAACGCAGTTAATTCTCCATTTTCATTACCGGGTTTTAGCGGTTCTGGAAATAACATTTTTACTGTTTGGTTCTTCCAATTAATGCGAGCAACCCCAACTTGTACATGGACCGGAAGTGCTCCATTAAATTATTTATCTAGCGCTGGTGGCGGCGGTAATTCAGTAACAATTTCCAGTTGGCCTAATATTCAAGTTTCTCAACAAGGATTTAGATTCTACACATCTTCTTTAAATGGACAAAGTGGACTTGTTTGCTGGATGGATATTAACGGCTATTCTGGTCAATGGGCAATAAGCGCGGAGTTATAAAAATGACATACAAACAAACTAATGATTTAAATGGTTCAGTAAGTAACCACACAGTTCAAAGACTTTCTGATGGTGCTTTTATCCCATTTGACCCAGACAACACAGACTACCAAGCCTACCTCAAATGGCTCGAAGCCGGCAACACCCCCCTACCAGCAGACACAGGAGCATAATCAATGAGCTTAATTTTATCCGGTAACTCCGGCTCGATGACGGTAGATAGCACCGCAGGGGTAACATTCCCTTTCGGTACCAATGCACAGGGAGCACCCGCCAAAGTATTGCAGGTGGTTCAAGTTACAAATACTTCACCAGTGGTCATTGCTAGTGGGCAATCTACTCCTACTGCATGGCAATCTGTTGTCGCTGCTACTATTACACCTTTGTTTGCTACAAGTAAAATTCTTATACTTTTTAATGCTTCGTGGTCAATGGCTTCGGGAAATACATACTGTGGATGTGGATTCCAACCATTTAGAGGAACTGTTAGTGGTACAGCACTTGGTCCAGTTAACCAATTAATCGGCTACGATACTAGCGCATCATTGGGTCAAAGAATCAACCAATTCGCGGGTTCTCAAATTGATAGTCCTGCAACTACATCAGCAACGCTTTACACACTTGGCGGAAGAGCAGAAAATGGCGCTGCGTCAACTAGCGCAAATACGCAATTTAATAATTATGGACCCGGAACAATTACTTTGATGGAGATTGCACAATGATTAATTTACATGATGCTATCTTGGCACTTAATCCATCTATTGTAACCATTCGTGGTGATATTGCTTACGACGCAAACGAACAAGAAGTCCAGTACGATCTAGCAGCAGCAGAGGCCAAACTGGTAGAACTCCAAGCTACCGAAGCACAAGCCGAACAAGCCGCAGCCGCAGCTAAGCAATCTGCCTCAACCAAACTCACCGCTTTAGGTTTAACCCAAGCTGAAGTAACTGCCCTCATTGGTTAATTAAATGAACGAAATGGACCCAATCACCACGGCAAGGGAGCTTGCCACCCATGCCAATGATATTGAGCACCTACAAGCCGACATGGACAAGATGATTCAGGAGATGAAAGAGATCAAGGAATGCATCCAAGCCATCCAGAAGACCTTAGCTGAGGCGCATGGTGGTTGGAGACTATTGCTGGGAATCGGCGGCGCTGCGGCTCTCTTAGGTGCCATTCTGGCCAATCTGTTTCAAGGCTTTTTAAACAAATGAAACGAGTCAGCAAGATCTTTAATGATCTGCTTACCGGTGAAGACAATAAGACCCACGACATTGGCCGTTGGTCTTGGATGCTCTCACTTCTGGCAGTCATGTTTGGCGCTGGCTATGAAATGGTTGAAAACAACATGCCAGCACTAAAAGACTTTGCTGAGGCTGTTGGCATCATCGCTGGCGCTCATGGTGCGGCTGTAATGCTTAAACGGGACGCAGAACCTCATGTGGAAAACCCTCCTAACTAACCTCACCAGCCTAGCTGGTGGTATTTACATCTACCTCATTGTGGCTGGCGCATCTAGCATAATTGCTGGATATGGAGCATATAGCTGGACATCGGACTACTATATTGCTAAAATAGAAAAGTCCAATTTAGAAGCGGAGCAAAAAGTAAATGATATACAACAACAAGGCGACCGTCTGGTTGCAGATTA